GATGGCTGACCAGAACCGCTCTCTGGAAGTGAACTGCACCTCGGCATCAATCTTGGCCTGCACCTGTCTGAGTGTACTTATCGCATCCTCAAGGTTGTTCACCAGCCATGATGCATACACCGTCATTGCATGTCCGTAGTTCTCAAAGAGCTGGTGGTCAAACATCTCCTTGCCCTCGGCCACGCCGATTATGTTGCTTGGCTGAATGCGGTATTCAAACAGTCGCATCGACTCACCGTCAGGGGAGTCTTTGGCTAGGCCTAGCTTCTCATAGAAGGAAGCGTTTGCTGATGTGAGTGTCATGCCCTGCCAGCTAGTCAGGTTCAATCGCATCTCGTTTGTAGACGCTTTCATCCTGTTCTTGCCCCGCCCTTGGCTGATGCTGTAGGCCAGATCAGAGAACTCCATCGCGGTCGTGTTTGTGATTTCGTCAATGGTGTTGGCCAAGTTGTTGAGTACGCCGAGCCTGTGGATTTTTGAGTTGTATGTATCCTTCCAGATAGACCCAAGCAGCTTGGGGTGCCCCGATATGCTGTTGCACATGTAGAGCGTTGTCGATTTACCTGTACCAGACGTAGGGTAGATCACATTGATGATGGCGCCGCTGATGCCCGTAAACTTCAGCAGTGGTGATCCAAACCCAGTCAGTGCGGCAAATGCATGCGGCTCAAGCCCCGGCTTGGCGTACATGTTGAAGACCTCTTTCCACTTCTCCAACGTGCCGCTCGGCTGCATGTGTTCGACAACATCGGAAGTTGTGTGTGACGGGGGGCTATAGAAAACTCCGTCCTTTGTGATCTCCTTATCGCCAACGATGATCTTAGAGTCTTTGTCTGTCCATCCAAATTGTGTTCGCATAATTTCTGCTTTCTGGGTAAGCTGCAAGTTCTTCACTGAAGTGATCATGTAGTTGCACAGGAGCTTCATCTGTGCTTCCCCGGCAGCTACTCCGTGCTTGGCCAACTCCTCTCGTAGCTTCTCTTTGACCACTAGAAGCGTTAGCGGTATGGTGAATTCCCTCAGCCCATCTCGGGGTAGATGGAGCCGTAGCAAAGCTGTCTCCCCCACCACTGGGTCTTTCATACGCTTTACTACGTACAAGTTGTTCTCGTACACGAGGGCTGGGTCTTCCTCCCCACCTAGAGACAGGTAAATAGCACCGCTCTTGGCCCGGAAGTACGGCTCGCATATCGGAGGGTAGTTGCTTGTCTGTGTTGGTGCGTCTTCAGAGTCTTCGTCTGAGTCGCCTTCATCAAAATCATCTTCTCGGGCTATCTCTGTGCCGAGCACAATCGGTGTTCTGATGACACCTTGATTGGGGCAACCATCACAACCACCGGGGTTCTCTCGCTCAAAGGTTGAGCAGAAGTGGGGGCCACCAATGTCTTGTGCTTTGTCCTCCGTCTCACCTTCAGAATAGTTTGGGTGATCTTTGGAGATGGTGTGAATTGCCCATTCACGGTCTTCGCAATGCGTGGCTATGGACAGTGCCGACCGCCACAGGTTGTAGGAGATGTCTGCTTGATTCTCAAAGCAGTGTTGCAACTGCTGGCATCCTTGCCCCTGTGCAGTCTTGATCAAGATGGTGCGGAATCTCTTGACCTTGTTCTTGAACATCGACTCCATCAACGGGCTGAGCCGCCGTGGAATAAATGAGCTGTCTTCTTTAGGTTCTGGTGCGTTCAGTAGTGCTTTCCACTCGGCGTAGCTCTTGACTTCAAAAGCTTCGCTGATCACTTGCACTTGGCGCGGGTCGTCTGGGTTCTTGAAGTTAAACGTGCCGGGGATACGCAGCACGCGAGACGCTTCAAAGACTGAGGTGTCAACGATCAACCCTTCGGCCAGCACTGCATCTCTCAGAGCATGAGACAGGCTTTCCCATACGTTGCGTTGCAGAATTTCGGACAGCACCCAATAAAAGTGCAACCCATACCCTGAGTTGACAACAATCGGTCGTGGCAATCCGAGCTTGTCGCAGACCGTTTTGAATGCCTCCATGCCGGTGGCTTGGTCTATGTAGCCCTTGATCTTCCCGTTAACATCCGGTGCGGCTTTCTCCTCGCCGCAATCAATGTCCATCCACAGCGCACGAAAGTAGTTGGCGTTGTCGTGCTTGCGGTTGTTCATCTCCCCATACTTGGCACACCCGAAGTACGCATCGAAGTTGTTTGCCACCAACCAATTCACATGTTGGTCGAACTCACTACGCTCTTCAAAGAACTTCTGGCTTATGTACTTGCCGTTGCCCCACGCGCAATACCGTCCCTCTGGAGGGAGCACCACCTCTAGCAAGTCAAAGTTGCTTGTCATGTTTAGTCGAAGGTGGAGACAGCGTGAGCGAACCCACGCTGTCTTGGTTACTTATCTGCTAAGGCTGGTTATGTACGAAGAGATGGGCTTGGTCAACTCTTGCCGAGGCATATGTATTCCACCGAACCAGTTGTACACGGTTTGACGAGATACACCAAACTTGTTGGCAACCTTTGACGCAGGCACACCCTTGGCTATACAGACACGGCCAAGCGCGACGCCTAACAACCGCCCGTCAGCGCTCTTGTTCGCTGAGACAGTGTATTGGCTGTAACCATGAGGCATGCTTACTCCTCTTTGCTCCACGCAGAGACAACGTCGGCAAGGTTTTTCTTGCCAGTCGGCTCAACTTCAACTTTCTTACTAGGCCGCTTCGTCGGCTCCGGGGTGTCGTCCACAGCAACAGCAACAGCGGCAGGGGGCAGAGCAGCAGGCTGCTTCGTAACGCCATCGGCCTTAGCCGGGGTCATCAGCACCAGCGTCTTGGTCATGTCGTCCTCGGCAACCTTCGTAGTGACTGCATGCTCGGCGCGGTTGATGTGGCGCGTAGCAGTGAACAGCACAGATTGGTTGTCGTTGTGCTCGTTGAACGAGATGCGCGTGACCATGAAGTCGATGCTCTTGCCGTTGCTGCTGAGATACTTGGCGTAGTTCTCAAACGTGAACCCGTCATTGACGTTGTCACCGAACAGGGACTTCGATGCAAGGTTCATCTGATACACCTGCCCCTCAAGGCTGGTGCCGAAGTCTTGCTCCAACAGCACCGCAATACGGCGGGTGTAACGGCATGCCTTAGACTGGCCTTGGCCAGAGCCTTTGACGTTCTGCGGGCAATCCTTGCAGCTTGTGGCTTGCGGATTGGCAGACTCGGCATCGGGGGTACGCCCGTTGTTGCTAAAGCAATCAGGTGCAGTAGGTTCTGCATCTGGGCTCCAGCTCTTGGCGTAGAAGATACGCCCAACATCAGGGGATGCGTTGACAATGATTGAGTCAAGATCGCCTTTGATCTTACCCATCTCCTCGCCACTGACCATCAGCTTGAAGGTGCCGTTCTTGGGCACGATCCGTTTGATGCCAGACTTGCCAGCGAGTTGTTTGGTGAGAGCACTGACACCTGCTTTTTGCAGGAAGTCGGGCAGGTCTTGGGTGACAACGAGATTGCTCATTTCTAACTTTCCTTTGAACGTCTAACGACCACGGTGAATTCCCGCTCAACATTGAGCCCAGCGGGGCATACGTCTGGATTCTCTTCAAGAAACTGCTTCATGTGTGTTTGATGCAGCCTCTTCTCAAGCAAGCCGAATGCATGGTGTTCAGCGATGAACCTGTGCATTGAATCCCAATCGTTCGTCCAGTACCGTGACTTGACTGAGCGAACAACCGTGCCTGCTTTAGTCTTGATGCTGTCGGCGTTGACAGCTTTGCATATCTCAAGCATCTCTTGTTCGATGAGATGCATGTCGTGTTCTATCTGACCGTCTTGCTTCTTGTACTCCTCAAGCAGCCTACCCCGTGCATCGCGCATCTTGATGTAGGTGTCGGTGAGTGTTTCAAGCGGGATGCCGCTGATGGGTGGGGGTTGGACTTCTTCGTCCATGAGTAGCTCCTTTCCTTTGCCGCTTATTTTACGGCTTGTTTTGACTTTGTCAAGTAGTCTCGCTCAACTCTTGTTTGTAAAGTTTGACGAGTTCTTCGTGGCTGTACACGTTGTTGCGCAGCAGCGTGTAGAGCTTGGCTTCAACTGCGCTGCCCATGATATGCACCACGGTCATTGCGTTCTTCTGCCCCGGCCTGTCAATGCGAGCGTTGGCTTGCAAGTAGGTCTCTACGCTGGGGACGGGAGCGTACCATACGACAGTGTCGGCTGCGGTCAGGGTTAGCCCGTGTGAAGCAGCCTGCGGTTGGATGATCAGCACTCTAGGGTCTTGCTGTTCTTGGAACCGTTTGATGATGTCTGTTCGTGCGGTGACGGGTACGCTGCCGTTGATGATCTCAGAGCTAATCCCGCACTTGGTCAGGTGGTCGCTGATCTGCTTTATGGTGTGCGTGAACGGCACAAACACGAGCACTTTGTGGCTGGCTTCGTCAATCACTTCTTTGAGTGCTTGTAGCCTGTTACCCGCATCAAAGTCCACAACCTCTTTGGTGTCGGTGTAGACCGACCCGCATGCAATCTGAAGCAACTTGTTGAGCTTGACTGCTGCATTGACTGCGCTAACTTCCTCGCCAGCGGCCTCGATGAGCATATCTTCTTTGAGCTTCTTGTAGTACTTGAGCTGCTGCGAGGTCATCGGGGCTTCACGGTACAAGTACGTGATATCTGGCAAGTCGATGCACTGCCGCTTCTCAAACCGTATAGCTGGTTGCAAGACACGACTCACCACCACCTGCGCGTTTGGTCTAGGCACCCACTTGAACTTGGTCACGGGGTACATCACCATGTCTTTGAACTGCCCGAAGAATGTTGGCACAGCTTGGGGGTTGATCAGCTTGGCCAAACCATACGCATCGGTGGGTGACTGAGCAGCGGGTGTGCCCGTGAGCATCCACAGCCCTTTCACATGACGCATCACATCTCGCAGTGTCTTCCACCGTTCGGTCTGTGCGTTCTTGTATGCTGATGCTTCGTCAACCACAATCAGATCAAAGCCTCCGGCGATGATCTCTGCTTTGCATATCTGCACGCCATCGAAGTTGATGATGACGTACTCGGCATCACCGCTGATGATCTCTTTGCGCTTGTTCGCGCTGCCATACGCTACGGCAACCCTGCGGTGAACTGCAAACTTAAACAGGTCTTGCTGCCACGCCGAGGACATGATGGACAGAGGGCATATGACGAGAACTCGCTTAAGCAGCTTGAGCTTCATCAGGTAGTCGGTTGCCCAAATGACCGAAGCAGTCTTGCCTGTGCCTTGCTCGTTGAAGCAGAAGGCTTTGGGTTTTGCCGCTAGGAACGCTGCTGTTTCTTTCTGATGTGCAAATGGTGTGATGCCGGTGGGGCACGGCCAGTCATACTCGGACAAATTCATTTTTTACGCTCTCGCTTGCTGCGCTCGGATACCAACTGATGATTAGAGTTACGCTTGAACGACCGATTGCCAGAAGCAGACTCGACTTTTACGCCGTGCTT